CATATCCAGGACTGGCCGGCAAACCGGGTACGCGATCTGTTGCCCTGGAAAGTTGATCTGAGCTCTCAGTAAATATCAATACGGTTCTGACGAGTCGCTTACTTTTTCAGTAACGCACGGGTAATTCGTGCTGCTGGTGGTGCTGGTGCATTGTCTGACTGGCTGTTGCGCCATATTAAATCCTGCCAGTGGCCACACGGCGATTATCATCACAGCGAAACCGTTATTCACCGTTATGGTACCGGCGCAATGGTGTTGTGCTGGCACTGCGACAACCAGCTGCGTGACCAGACATCCGAATCACTCGAGCAACTTGCTCATCAAAATCTGTCAGCATGGATGATTGACGTCATCGGTCACGCAATAAGCGGTACGCAGGAGCGTGAATTATCTCTGGCTGAATTATCCTGGTGGGCGGTCCGCAATCAGGTGGCGGACGCGCTACCGGAAGCGGTATTACGTCGTTCGCTGGGGTTGCGTGCGGAAAAAATCCGCTCAATGTACCGTGAAAGCGACATCGTACCGGGAGAGCAGACCGCCACCAGCATACTGAAACAGCGCACAAAAAATCTTGCGCCGCTGCCTCACGCCCACCAGCAACAGAACCCACCACAGGAAAAGACGGTGGTCAGCATTGCCGTTGATCCTGAGTCTCCGGAATCTTTCATGAAACGACCTAAACGTCGCCGCTGGGTTAACGAGAAATACACACGCTGGGTGAAGACACAGCCGTGTGCGTGTTGTGGTAAGCCAGCCGACGATCCCCATCACCTGATTGGTCATGGTCAGGGCGGAATGGGGACAAAATCTCACGATATTTTCACGCTACCGCTGTGTCGGGAGCATCACAACGAGCTTCATGCGGATCCTCTGGCGTTCGAAGAAAAGCATGGTTCTCAGGTTGATTTAATTTTTCGTTTTCTTGATCACGCCTTTGCAACTGGCGTGTTTGGGTAAAAGAGGTGAGTGATGCTCATAGATTTGGTTTTACCTTACCCGCCGACGGTGAACACTTACTGGCGACGCCGTGGCAGCACATATTTTATCTCGGAGGAGGGAAAGCGTTATCGCCGGGCTGTGGCGCTTATTGTTCGCCAGCAGCGGCTGAAATTAAGCCTGTCCGGAAGGCTGGCGATAAAGGTGATTGCAGAGCCACCGGATAAGCGTCGTCGCGACCTGGACAATATCCTGAAAGCACCGCTGGATGCGCTGACGCATGCGGGAGTGTTAATGGACGATGAGCAGTTTGATGAAATCAATATCGTTCGTGGTCAGCCAGTATCTGGTGGACGTCTGGGGGTGAAGATTTACCCCATAATGCATGAAGAGCAGGTCAAAAAATGAAACTGGAAGATTTACCGAAATACTACTCCCCAAAATCCCCTTGCCTGACCGATGCATCGGCCTCAACGTCAAAAGATGCGCTGAGTATCACTGATGTGATGGCCGCGCAGGGCATGACACAGAATCGGGCTGAGATGGGGTTTTCTGCGTTCCTGGGGAAAATGGGCATCAGTATGAATGACAGGGCGCGGGCAACAGAATTACTGGCAGATTATGCACTCAGTCGGTGCGATCGTGTGGCGGCGTTGAGAAAACTTCCGGCAGAAATAAAACCGTTAGTGATGCGCATTATGGCTTCGTACGCTTTTGAGGATTATGCCCGCAGCGCAGCGAGTAAAAAGCAGTGCCCTTGTTGCTATGGGGAAAAATTTATTGAAAGCGTAGTTTTTACAAACAAGGTCCAGTATCCGGATGGTAAGCCGCCGGTATGGGCAAAGTGTACGAAAGGTGTGTATCCGTCTTACTGGGAAGAATGGAAAAAAGTCAGGGAGGTGGTAAAAGTTGCCTGTCCGGAGTGTGGCGGAAAGGGTGAGGTTTCCACCGTCTGTAAGGATTGCCGTGGGCGTGGTGTCGCCATTCACCGTGAAGAGTCGGTAAAACGTGGTATGCCTGTTATCAGAGACTGCCAGCGTTGTGGTGGTCGTGGCTATGAAAGACTACCATCAACGGAGGCATTTAATGCTATATGCGAGGTGACAAACCAGATAACACGCGCGTCATGGGAAAAAACAGTTAAGAAATTCTATGATGCGCTGGTGACCCGGTTTGATATTGAAGAAGCATGGGCTGAGCGGCAGTTAAAAAAGGTAACTAGGTAACAAGGTTGATTTTTCCGGAATCTGTGGTAAATTCGTCATAAAGATGGGCTTTTTATACCTGACGTTAGAAGAGTTTCTACAACCCGCCACCGAGCGGGTTTTTTATTGCGGAATTAATTACGGACCGTTATTATTCTGCTCCCGGTCCTTTAGCTCAGTGGTGAGAGCGAGCGACTCATAATCGCCAGGTCGCTGGTTCAAATCCAGCAAGGGCCACCATCACAAACCGCCATGAGCTTATCAGGAAGAGCAGACGACACGATAACAGGGTTGTTGGTGCGGGGGGGGGCGGGTCCCCGATGGCGGTCCATTATCGGTATTCAGCGTTGTTAGCTCAGCCGGACAGAGCAATTGCCTTCTAAGCAATCGGTCACTGGTTCGAATCCAGTACAGCGCGCCATATTCATTCTTCCAGATTCCTTCCGGCAGAGCCTTATACTGGAATATACCTGGCTCAGGATATTGTTGAAAACATTATATGTTTGTCAAAAATAAAAGTTCTGTTAAGTATTGATTGAGTGTTTGTTATACGGTCTAATGGTTTTTTCAGCATTAAATATTTATCATTCATATGGTGTGGGTAGAGTGAATATTGATGAGGCGTCGGGGTGTTTCATCCTTAGGCAGCGTATTGATATAGTCAATGCAGCACGAGCAAAGGCCTTCAGCCGTTTGACAGTTTTGTTCTGTGCTCCTGATCGTCTTTCGGGAAGAGACGTTATTATTCTGAATAGTGATGCTATACAGAGGGTTTGCGATGAGTTCATGGTTGCTAATTCAGAATTATTTGCTCTTGTTCAGGAGTACAACAGAATAGCCAGGACCTGTGGTATGGATGAACTTCGGATTACTCATCTGGGGTAGATACATATCTGGATTATCACCGGTTACGGTAAAAAGTGATTGCTTACTGTTTTTGTGAATGGCATTGCAGCAGCCGGATAATGTCAGTGCTGGCTGACGGTGTGCTGGTGGCGGGTGTGGTGGTTGCTGCTTTCCCGTTGCTGAAAAAGAAAACGCCAGACTGTTAGCCGGGTATCAGTTAGCGGGAGAAATTTTTAAATACTTCACAATTCAGGCGGTTGACTGTTGTCTGGTTTGCGGGGAGTTTGTTAAAAGAAACTGGCATGGTGAATCCCCCTGTGCGGAGGGGCAATCAGCGAGTAGGTATATGGGATAATCGCGGATTCAGGTGCTGGTACTGAATTCACCGGGAGGCACCCGGCACCATGCAATGGCACATAGCGCCACTCTCCAGCCCCTCTCCGGAGGGGCTGTTTATATTGATTTTGTCAGATGTGAGTAAACTCCTTATGGACTTTGTTGTTTTAGCCCATAAGGACATATTTGCAGAGTGCAACGGTTATTAAAGCATTCATTCAATACGTTATCTGTATTTGTAGGGCATTCCTGGCTGTTTTTGATTAAATTCCAGAATGTTTTATTGAATGGTACTACGTTGTAAATGGTTACAGGCAGCACTTTGTTATTGAGCATGATGCCTGTGTGAGTCAGTGTAAATATACTTTCAGGAGGTAAGAAAGCATCCGATTGATACCAGATTATTAATTTTATTTTACTCCATATGACTGAAAAAGATATTCCGCATGATGGCTGGATAACTGTATCAATCACAATCCACTTCATTTAGTTTCCTTGTTTATGCCTTGCTGGTGATGTTCTGAAAAGTATAAATGATATTTTTGATTGTAAACCATAGAGCAGAATTATTTTTCTGATGTTGTTTATTGTTTATTTAAATGCAGGGTGGTTTATATCTCGTCTTGTAGTTTATCCATGCATATCTGCTTGATGATGAGGTTTTTAATTAAGGTATGGTTTTGTGTTTTTTCTGTATTACATGTCAGGTATTTTAAAGAATCATTTTTCAGATGGTGGAAAGAACCATGGCATTTAAACACTATGATGTTGTCAGGGCGGCGTCGCCGTCAGATCTTGCGGAAAAGCTGACACATAAACTGAAAGAGGGCTGGCAGCCGTTTGGTAGTCCGGTGGCCATAACCCCTTATACCCTGATGCAGGCGATTGCAGCAGAAGGTGATGTGGTCGTCAGTGGTGCAACTGAGCCGGAGTGGTACTACGTCATCGTACTGGCCGGGCAATCCAATGCCATGGCTTACGGTGAAGGGCTTCCGCTTCCGGATTCTTACGATGCGCCCCACCCACGCATTAAGCAACTGGCCCGTCGCAACACAGTGACTCCCGGTGGTAAAGCATGCGCATTTAACGACATCATTCCGGCAGACCACTGCCTGCATGATGTTCAGGATATGAGCGCACTGAATCATCCGAAGGCAGACCTGAGCAAAGGGCAGTACGGCTGTGTCGGCCAGGGCTTACATATTGCCAAAAAACTGCTTCCGTATATCCCGAATAACGCGGGGATCCTGCTGGTACCATGCTGTCGTGGTGGTTCGGCATTCACCCAGGGCGCGGAGGGGACATTCAGTGCGGACACGGGGGCCAGCCAGGATTCGGCACGCTGGGGTGTGGGTAAACCGTTATATCAGGACCTGATCGCACGCACCAAAGCGGCATTACAGAAGAACCCGAAAAATGTGTTGCTGGCGGTGTGCTGGATGCAGGGCGAATTTGACATGAGCGCTGCCACCTACGCACAGCAACCGGACCTGTTCACGGCCATGCTGAAGCAGTTCCGTACTGACCTTTCCGGATTTAACGCGCAGTGCCATGGCGGCAGTGCTGCAGTTGTACCGTGGATTTGTGGCGACACGACGTATTACTGGAAAAACACATACGGCACACAGTATGACTCCGTCTACGGCGCGTACAAAAACAGGGAGAGCGACAACGTTTTCTTTGTGCCGTTCATGACCGACGGTAACGGCAACAACACGCCCACCAACTTACCGGCAGAAGACCCGGATATTGCTGATGCAGGTTATTACGGCGCGCAATCCCGTAGTAATGGTAATTGGGTATCGTCAAATCGTCCGACACATTTCAGTTCATGGGCGCGCAGGGGCATTATTTCGGATCGCCTGGCAACCGCTATTCTGAACGCAGTTGGTCGAACCAGCGCCTTCATCAGCGGTACCGCACCGGAGATTAAACCCTCGCCCGGCGGCGACACGCCATCGGGGCCGTCTGATGGTGACACATCCGTTCGTACAGTCTCCCTGCTGCCGACAGCCGGAGAGGCTGCTGCGCAGGGCTGGACCATCACCGGCGGCAGTGTTGCGCTGGAAGATGGTGTGTTTAAGGTTACCAAGCAGAGCAATAAAACCTGGTCCCTGATGCATCCGGTGGATGACGCGGTCTCCCTGCTGACACGGGGTGGCAGACTGAGCTGTAAGTTTCGACTGTCAGGCGCACTGACCAACAACCAGTTCGGTCTGGGAATTTATCTGTATACCGATGTAGCGTTACCTGACGTCGTGGCGATGACCGGGACTGGTAACCCGTTCCTGATGTCGTTCTTCACCCAGACCACAGACGGCAAACTGAATCTGATGCATCACAAGAAAGCCGGAAACACAAAGTTGGGCGAGTTCGGGAATTACAGTAACGACTGGCAGACGCTGGAGCTGGTGTTCACCGCCGGCAGTGCCACGGTTACTCCGAAACTGAATGGAGTGGCTGGCCCGGCATTCCAGGTCATAAAAGACAGTCTGACACTGGGGCTGAATGCGCTGACGCTGACGGATATTACCAAAAATGCAGCGTATGGCGTTGAGATAGAAAGTCTGGTGCTGGAGATAAATGCACCGGCATCATCATAAAAAGTGAGCCAGTCAAATGGAAGGTATCGTTAAACTCACCGGTAGTGTCAGTGGGTCGTCTGAGATGCCTGCATGAGTTATCAGAGCCATCAGTACTTAACTGGTGGCTTTTTTTATTGTTGTCAGCTTCCGGATAACGGGAGACGGGGTATGTACCAGATGGAAAAAATCACAACAGGTGTGTCATACACCACGTCAGCGGTGGGAACGGGCTACTGGTTCCTGCAGTTGCTGGACAGGGTTTCCCCGTCTCAGTGGGCGGCAATAGGCGTGCTGGGGAGTCTGCTGTTTGGGCTGCTGACATATCTGACTAACCTGTATTTCAAAATCAGAGAGGACCGTCGTAAGGCTGCACGGGGAGAGTAATTCAATGACTCAAAACTATGAACTGATTGTGAAAGGGATCCGCAATTTTGAGAATAAAGTTACGGTAACTTTAGCGTTACGGGACAAAAAACGCTTTGACGGTGAAATTTTTGACCTGGACATCTCGCTGGACCGTGTTGAAGGTGCCACGCTGGAGTTTTATGAGGCAGCAGCCAGAAGGAGCATCAGACAGGTCTTCCTGGATGTTGCTGCCGGGTTATGTGAAGGGGATGAGCAGTCGCCGGAAAAGCGCCCCGTAATTTTAGAGGCGCAGAATGTATGGATAACCTACAAAGGAAAGCTACCGGGAATAATTACTGGTTCTCTGAAGACTCCTCCGGAATCACAACCTTAAGTCACTGACCGGAACAGATAAACCTGTCCGTGGGCAGAAACCGATAAATCCTGATAAATATCCATGAACACCAAAATCAAATACGGCCTGTCGGCTGCCGTTCTGGCGCTGATTGCCGCTGGTGCGCCTGCGCCTGACATTCTCGACCAGTTTCTGGATGAAAAGGAAGGTAACCACACCACGGCATACCGTGATGGCGCGGGTATCTGGACCATCTGCCGCGGTGCCATCCTGGTGGATGGCAAACCTGTCGTTCCTGGCATGAAGTTGTCGAAGGAAAAATGCGACCGGGTTAACGCCATTGAGCGTGATAAGGCGCTGGCATGGGTGGAGAAAAACATCAGAGTGCCATTGAGTGAACCCCAGAAAGCGGGGATCGCGTCATTCTGTCCGTACAACATTGGCCCCGGTAAGTGTTTTCCGTCGACGTTTTATAAACGAATTAATGCAGGTGATCGCAGGGGAGCGTGTGAGGCGATTCGCTGGTGGATTAAGGACGGTGGCAGGGACTGCCGTATTCGCTCAAATAACTGTTACGGTCAGGTATCCCGTCGTGACCAGGAGAGCGCGCTGGCGTGCTGGGGAATCGACAGATAAGCAGAATATTTTGCTAATAAATGACGTTGGCCAAGGCGGATGGATAACACGAAATCCTGCGAACTGGCAAAATGTAAGTGAATAAAAGTAAAAACCCCGTTTGTTGGCAGCAAGCGGGGTTTTGTTTTTATGGCAGTAAGCTATGGGAGGCTGCCTTGATTGATTTTAGCAAACTGATTAGGGAGTTGCGACTCATGATTAGTCAATTACCAAACTGGAAATTTTTGCTGGTCTGGAGCATCCCTTTTTTATGGGTAGTATCCCAGTTAATTGTGGCAATTAAGGGGTAGCTATGTCAGACAAACTCATAACGCCGGCAAAGGTCCTGTGTGTGATTGTCGGTATTTCATTTTCACTAATGCTGGTTGCTCTTTTTCTGTCCTTCGCCTGGGTGATGTTGTCTTCGTCGGGGCTGCTGGGGTGACAGTGACTGATGACATCAGCAGAGCGCTGGCTTTTGCTATTAAGTGGGTGGCTGTTGGTATTGCTGTGTCTCCGATGCTGTATGGGCTGGCAAAACTGGTCATTGCGCTGAAATCGTGAACTTTAAAAAGATGAGTGCTGAACTTATTCGGGCAATGGCATTTGCCATTCGTATTGTGGCCATTGCTGTTCTGGTCTGGGCAATCCGTTGGTGGTGATATGAACCGTGTTCTGTGTGTGGTGATTATTGTCCTGCTGGTAGCCTGTGGTGTGCTTAGTCTGGGGCTGAATCATTACCGCGATAACGCCATCACCTACAAAGCGCAGCGCGATAAAAAAGTCAGTGAGCTGAAACTGGCGAATGCCACTATTACTGACATGCAGCAGCGCCAGCGAGATGTCGCTGCGCTTGATGCCAGATACACGAAGGAATTAGCCGATGCGAGAGCTGAAAATGAAACTCTGCGCGCTGATGTTGCCGCTGGTCGTAAGCGCCTGCGGGTCAACGCCACCTGCCCCGGTACCGTGCGTGAAGCCACCGGCACCTCCAGCGTGGATAATGCAACCGGCCCCCGACTGGCAGACACCGCTGAACGGGATTATTTCATCCTCAGAGAACGGTTGATGACAATGCAGAAGCAGCTGGAAGGGGCGCAGGAATATATCCGCACTCAGTGCACTAAGCTGGCTTTTTATTATCCGGAGGATACATGAAGAAATTACGGGTAACCGTAGAACCTTTTCAGGGAACAATTCCGTTCCGTATTTTGCAGCGTGGTCGTGTTCTTGTTGAAGGTTCGTTCAGTGGTAAATGTACGCAATTACACTCCCGGACCTTTCAGGTGAATGCCACGAATGAAGAGCTAACCGTGGAGTGTACGATGAATGCCGCTAAATGCCGCATGGTATCCGCTGCATTACAGCCAGTGTGTTGAGCGACCTTATTATCCATGCGCGGTATTGTCGCCGTATTCCTGCATTAACAGAGACCGCAGCCCGACAGGGAGACTCCTCTGCGCGAGTGTGCGGGGATAATCAAAAACGATACACACCGGGGTTTACCGCGTTAACGGAGCGCGGCGTTGTCCCCTCATAGTCGCCTGTCCGGTGCGATGGTGGAAGAAACCGAACGTTCATTTCTCGTTATTTGTCATGCTGGCCGGGCGCAGATGCGTTGCATCTGTTGCCAGCCTTCTCCTGCAGGCTTCAATAACCCACGCTGAAAAGTTACCGGACCCTTTATGCTCAAGGGCGATGTTGATCTGTTCAATTATGTGATTGGGGAAACGGATATTGCGGGTTGTGGTTCTGCGGGTACGGTTTTTCGATGACATATTTATTTCCTTTACTGATTGCCATATGACGGGGATTTTACATGGCTGAGCTTCGTACACTCCAGAGCAGAATCAAAACACTGAATACCCGACGGGTGAATATTCTGAAGGGTGAACAGCGTCGTGTCAGTGGCAGTGCACGTGTTTCCCTCAAGCGTCATATCTGGCTCAGGGACGCCGGGCAGTGCCGTCTCTGTGGTCGTGTGGTTGACCTCTGTGACAGTGAACTCGATCACCGAATTGCACTTCAGTTCGGTGGTGGTAATGAGGAGACGAATCTCTGGACGCTCTGTACCGAATGCCATCGACAAAAGTCTGCTCGTGAAGCGGCGAGTGGTATGCCGGACCCGACGCTGCCGGAGGTGTCCGGAGGTAGTGGCAGAGAGGACGACATCATCGGACTGTAACCCAACCCGGGGGGGGTATCATCCGGCGTAAAAAACGATCGCTTTGGACACCGCGCCCCCTCTCACGCAGAGAAAAAATTCCCGTTTCAGGGCAGTTAACATGTTAACTGGCTGCCCGGGCATTTTTGCGGTTTT